CATACACTGACTTTACCGGAGTTCTGCTGGTGGATGGTCAGGAACGACTTAGCCGATCTCATACCTGAAGCAGTGGCAAGCAAAGCGTTACGGATTAAGCCTGAAGCTATCAGTCCGGTGATGAGGGAAAGCGAGATTATTCCATCGGTACCGGCCACTGAACTGCTGCAGGAGAAGGTCAAAAAGATAGTCGCGGTGAAGGTAGACCCGGAGTCACCAGAATCCTTCCTGCTGAGACCCAACCGGAATCGCTGGGTAAACGAGAAGTACACGCGCTGGGTGAAGTCTCAGACGTGTGTTTGCTGCAATAAGCCAGCAGACGATCCCCATCACCTGATAGGCCACGGGCAGGGTGGAATGGGTACTAAGGCGCACGACCTGTTCGTAATACCTCTGTGCAGGGGGCATCACGACGAGTTGCACGCTGATCCTGTGGCATTTGAAGCGAAGCACGGCGACCAGTTGGTGCTGTTGTTTCGATTTTTAGATCGTACGCTGGCAATCGGCGTACTGGCGTAAGTGGAGAACGCGAAATGATTAACCCTTCCGAAGTTGGCAAACCCGGCGAAATGGCTCGTCTCAATACTCTTGAAAGCATCTGGGTGCAGGGTAAGCTCCGCATGTGGGGCCGCTGGTCATATATTGGCGGTGGTTCCGGCGGCAACATGTTTAACCAGTTACTGGCATCCGGGAAGATAACCAAAACAGCCATCAATGAAGCCCTGCGCCGAATGAAGAAGTCAGGTCTTACTAAACCCGAGCTGGAGGCATTCTTTAAAGAGATGCTGCAGGGCAAGCATAAAAGCTCCCTGGCGTTCTGTAGCGATGATGAAGGTCTCAAGATTGATGGGGCGATTGGCGCACACCTGATGACCGAAAGGCATAAAGGCCTGTACGGCGTAATTGTGGATCGATACCGCCTGCGTAAAAGTAAAAGACAAATGGCGGATGAACTACAGGTAAAGCATCCAGAATGGGCCTATATGACCTGCCGTCGCCGTATTGATACCTGGCTAAGTTTGGCAGAATCGATCCTGTACGCACCACTTTGTGACGCATTCGACACAAATAAGCGAAGATTTAACTTGAAAAGTGAGCCAGAAAGTGTTTAAATTGTGATAGGCTCGGGACGTTAAAGCGCACTGAGCAACAGAACATAAAAAACCCGCCTCTGAGCGGGTTTTTTATTACCTAATGATGTAAATATTAGTTGGTGTTTTTGATAGAGGTTTTTCATTTTGCGTTTTGAATAAAACCAACATAACAATCATTGCCACTACCACCAGCGGAAAAATGGCTAGGTTGAGATACTTCGAAGAAGATAGCGTTTTCCTATACCGCTTTGAAGTTTCATTCGCAACCTTCTCTTTTACATCAATAATTTGAGTCAATGTATTCTGAAGTTCATAAATATATTTCTTTTGTTCGTAATTTGTAAATGCTTGGTTTTCTCTAAGCGGCAAAGAACCATCATGACTACCGAATCCAAGCATTCTAGGTACGAGTGCACCATGAGCATTTATTGCGGATTCGTAACAATCAAACATTTGCTTGTCAAAAAACATTACTCTGACACGTAGTTCTCTTAATTTCTCATAATTCGGTGGCAATTTTTCATATGCTTTCCTTAAAGAACCTCTATTAACGGATTTGCTGAATAATAATATTTGAATTAAATATTCAGTGTTGTTTTGTAATGTTTCAAGAGCTGCATGAGTCTCTATCCCTAGCTTTTCAAATACTAAAAGCTTTGTCTCTTTCTCTTTTGAAGATGATGTGGCTGCAAATGCCAAAAGGCCAGTAATTAAAGCCACTAATAATGTTGCAATTGTAGTTAGGTTCGCTGCGTCCATAAAACCTTCGTTCTTCTTGAAAAAGAAAATCATTATATATGACTTTTAAATATTTCCACTCATTTCTGAGAGGACTCACGGCAATAAAAGGGGGCTAAATGTCCGCAGAACCGATATCTGGTACCGCAGTTGCTTCGGCAGGTCTGGCTGGTGCGAGTGTCTTTGGATTAGCAACAGGCATTGATTACGGCGTTGTGTTTGGTGCGTTTGCCGGAGCGGTGTTCTATGTGGCGACAGCGGCGGACATTAGCCGCATTAAGCTGGTGTGTTACTTCCTGACATCCTTCATCGTTGGCGTTCTCGGCGCTGGGTTGGTGGGTTCGAAGCTGAACTCTCTCACACATTACGATAAGCCACTGGATGCTCTGGGTGCTGTCATCTTCTCCGCTTTGTGTATCAAGGTGCTTACCTTTCTCAACAGCCAGGATCTGAATAGCCTGTTCGGAATGCTTTCCCGATTACGGGGAGGAGGGGCGAATGGTAGTAAATGACCCTGTAATGATGCTTGGTCAGGTAGTTAATGCGGTTCTCAACAGTGATGCTACTGCGAAGGTGAATTCAATTATCTGTCTGGTTATCGTCGGCGTGTTGATGTTTTATCAGCGTCGCGGTTCCCGGCATCGTCCTGTGGTGTCATTCCTGGCTTACCTCACCATCGTGGTATACGCCAGCGTACCGTTCAAACTCATCTTTGGGCTTTATCCTCAATCCCATTGGCTGGTGATTGTCGGTAATGTCGTGATATGCGCCGCCGTGCTGTGGGCTCGGGGAAACGTGGCGCGCCTAATTGATGTTCTGAGGTAGTCCCATGACCAAAGACGAAATCTTTAATGCCATCCTCGGAAAAGAGGGCGGTTATGTAAATCACCCTGATGATAAAGGCGGTCCGACAAACTGGGGAATCACTCAGGCTGTAGCGCGATCTCATGGGTATATCGGTGATATGAAAAATCTCACCCGCCAGCAGGCTCTGGAAATCCTAACGGCTGACTATTGGACGGGGCCACGCTTCGATCTGGTTTCTGAAGTTTCACCAGCAATTGCAGCGGAGCTTTGCGATACAGGCGTAAACATGGGGCCATCGGTACAGACTAAGTGGTTCCAGCGCTGGCTCAACGTCTTCAACATCCAGGGCACTCTTTACCCGGATCTGATTGCTGATGGCTTTATCGGTCCACGAACTATCAGTGCATTGAAAAGCTACCTTGCACGACGCGGTAAAGAGGGTGAGCTCGTCATGCTTCGCTCTTTGAACTGCAGCCAGGGTCAACGCTATCTGGAGCTGGCAGAACAGCGCCCGGCGAACGAGTCCTTTGTATACGGGTGGATAAAGGAGCGGGTGGTTCTATGAGCAAGTGGCTCCATATTCTAATCCCACGATGGGAAACCGATACGGTTGTTCTGCAGGAAAAGGAGAATGTACTCCATATCGTTTGCAGTTACGAAGATATCGAACCCGGTGAGATTTTTGACGGCATGTGTGAGCTGAAGACGTTCACCTGGTTTAACTGGTCATTCCCTTCAGGAGAAGCCATCAACGTGCGACCGTTTGAACCAAAGGTGGAAGCATGAGCATGATTGAAATCATCATTGGCATCATTGGCGCAATTTGTGTTGCAGCAGCTGGTGGTTTTGGCATTGGCCATATTCGAGGCACCAGCAAAGCTGAAGCGAAAGCAGACCAGCAACGCACTGAAGAAAAAGCCGCTGCCACCGAAGCAGTAGCCAAACGCCGGGTAGAAGCAACGAAAGAGGCCAGCAATGTACAGCAGACTGTTAACCATATGCCTGGCAACGATGTTGATCGCGAGCTGCGCGGAAACTGGGCCCGAAAAGGTTGAGCTTATCGATACCGGCTGCGACTGGGTGAACGCCATTCGTCTTACTGAACACGATATCGAAGTGATGGATGGGCAGACGAAGAAAGATGTGTTAGCGCATAACCGGGCATGGAAATCTAATTGTCTCGACTCATATTTAGTAGTTGGTCTCCAATAGACAGAGCTTTTGAAAAGAAGAATATAGTCTCTTCAATAGCTTCTTTATTGAAACCATTCTGATGTAAATATGAACCTTCTTTGAAATCCTGAGAAACTGATTGAAGAAGTTGGTGATACTGGACAAGTAACTTGGTCTTCTCCACGCCGAGTAACCCAACCTTGTTGAGATTAGCAGTATAGAAACGAGCGAAATTATCAGGAATTAACAGGCTGTAGTGTACAACACCACCATCGATGATGTGAGGATCGGAAGCGAATTCTTGGAAAGATTCGAGGTACTTTCTCTCCCGCATTACCACCTGCAGAGCTTCAACCTCTGCGATAAACCCTGCAGCGAACGACAGTTTTTCGATGTTATGGTTGTTTCGGCTAATGTGGTGGTTAACCAAACCTGAAATACCTGCACCTATGAAAGCACCTACTAGACCAGAACCTGCAGCTATTAACTGATTTACTGTGGAAATTTCCATGTAACTTCTCCAAGTGAAAGCTATTTGCCATTAGATACTTATTCAAAACAGCATGTAGAACGGGAGATATATAGATCTTAGGTCTACATCATGGCTGCGGCTGCTCATGAAGATTGCGAACTTTGGGCAGAGTAAAGAGTTCTATTTCCGTACTCAGCCAGCTAAATAAGCCATTCCAAAGCTCATACCTGAGGGGGCTTGCAAGGGTTATCCCCTTGCGGGGATAAATCATAAATATCCTTGCAAGGGGATAAGACGTTTTTCATCCCTTTCTGAGATTAAAAAAACTGCAGCAGAAAGGTGCTAGTCGGCTTAGCAAAAATCCCTATTCTGCTTTAGAGAGTAAAGCAATGATTCTATCATTCAGCTTTTCTTCATAACCGTCAGGAACTGGGTGTGTAAATTCAACAGGAGGAGCAGCTTTTCTTCCTTCCTCAAATGCCTGTGCCAGCAGTCCCGGTTCCTGACTCATGCCATTGATAACAGTCGAAAGAATGGTTATGGCAACTTTTGATGCATGAAGATCGATTTGTAGATCATCAATACACTCTTCTAAATTCTCAATGCGTGCTTCTAAGTCACTCATCTTATGTCCTTTTTTGGGGTGATTATTTTTTATTCCTCAAATATAAAAGCAAAAACCCAACCATTAATCCATTCTTTTTGGAGCAGATATGGAAGTCATTGTTAATGGTGTCCTGTATGCGCCTGTCTGCAATTCTGGGGCTACCATAGGAATAGCTATCACAACGCATAACCGCGTTGACGTTCTAAGCCGCGCCCTTATTCACCATCAACAGTTTTTACCGCCCGGCGCGCTGGTGGTTGTGATAGATGATGGCTCTAAACCTGCAGCGGTAGTACCTGACGGAGTGCAGTTGCTTCGCCATGAAACTTCTCTCGGCATTGTCGCTTCGAAGAACGCCAGTCTGACCGCATTGATAGATGCCGGTTGCGAGCACCTTTTTCTGTGGGACGATGACGCCTGGCCGATTGCCGATAACTGGCACCTCCCTTACATCGAATCACCAGAGCCTCATTTGGCCTATCAGTTCCTCGATCTGGCTGGAGGCAATAAGCTGAAGGATATGGCGGTGCTGCACCAGGATGATAAGCATATCGCTTACACAGGGCAGCGCGGCGCGATGCTTTATTACCACCGCAGCGCCATAGAGAAGGTTGGTGGTTTCGATCCTGTCTACGGTCGCGGAATGTACGAGCATCCTGATCTGGCCCTTCGCATCTACAATGCCGGGTTATCAACCTGGGCGTTCGCTGATGTCGCGGGTTCTGAAAAGCTAATTCATTCGATGGATGAGCATGAAGAGGGCACTCGCTCAATACCACGACCTGATCGCGAGGCGCTGGTGAAGCGTAACGTTGGCATCTATAACGCGCGGCGTGATAGCGGATATACCGGCTTCGCCTCCTACAGTAGTAATCCGAATCTGGTTTTGACCTCATTACTGACAAGCCAGCCAGACCCACAGCGCACCGGGAAGATGAAACCCGACCCGCAGGTTCTAGAGTTATGGGCAGACTCAATATCCGGCGCGCAGTTGATGGTGATAGCCGACGAGCTGAAGGAGGTTCCTTGCGGTGCGGGACTGCATGAAGTTCCCGCGTTGAACATGAGCCCTTACTTTGCTCGATGGCTGCACGTCTACCAGTACCTTCGTGCGCATCCTGAGTATCACCTTGTCTGGTGTACTGATGGTACCGATGTCGAGATGCTGCGAGAACCCTGGTCAGAAATGCAACCGGGTAAAATTTACGTTGGCTCTGAGCATAAGACGTATTCCGACGAATGGATGAAGGGCAATCACCACGGCAAAGCCTATAACGATTTCATCGAACAGCATCGGGATGAACCACTGCTTAATGCTGGCCTGATGGGTGGCAGCCGCGCAGACGTAATGGAGTTTGCCCACAGGATCATCAGACAGCACTACCTGATTGAAAGCCACCGCTTCTGGAAGATGGAGACGGCACCCGCCACGCTGGTGGACATGGGCGCATTCGG